CTGTAAATGAAAGTATGGATAAAACTGTAACATTTAACTCTCAAGGTGCACAAGGTGGTACTGATATGATGAGAGCTCAGATGGCACAAAAAATGGGTTATGGTGATTTAAAAAAAGGACCAAATAAAACAGGTCTTGGAGTTCAAACAGGATTACCTGGTTTAGATAGAATTCTAAATAGAGATAATTCTGCACTTGTAAAAAAGTTTAAAAGATAGGAGATAACTAATGGCTTATGTTGTTGGTAGGAAAATTGTAAAAGATACCGAAGATTTTGATTCATATGCTTATGGATTAAAATTTCCATTGCAAAATGGAGAGACGGGATTCTTTGACCAATCATTTACATCATTTGAACAAGCTAGAGCCAATTTGCAAAATCTTTTACTTACTAAAAAAGGTGAGAGAGTAATGCAGCCAGAGTTTGGTACAGGACTACAAAGAGTTTTGTTTGAACCAATTGATGGTGCATTTGAAGAAAAAGTTAGAGATACAATTACAAGAAATGTATCTTTTTGGTTACCATATATTAATATAAAAAACATTGAAGTAGAAATGACAGATGAGTTAAAGGATAAGAATCAAGTTAACTTACATTTGGAATTTACTGTTGGTAATCAAATAGATTTACAAAATGTAACATTTACAGTACAAGGATAATAAAGATGGCATTAAATAGTATCACCAGAAAAACAAACCAAGGAAGAGATATAAAATATCTTAATAAAGACTTTGCTCAATTTAGAAAAAACTTAATTGAGTATTCTAAGACTTATTTCCCAAAAACATATTCGGATTTTAACGAATCATCTCCTGGTATGATGTTCATAGAAATGGCATCGTATCTTGGTGATATTCTTTCTTATTACATAGATGATTCTTTAAAAGAATCGATGATGTTATATGCGGAGGATAAACAAAATGTTATAGCTCTATCTAAATACTTAGGATATAAACCAAAAGTAACCTCACCTGCGATTGTAAAACTTAGTGTATATCAATTAGTTCCTGCAACAGGTATTGGTTCTGATGTAAGACCCGATAGTGACTATTACTTAAGAATTAAACAAGGCATGGTTGTTGAGTCATCTAAAACCAATACAAAATTTAGAACAACAGAAATATTAGATTTTAATGATGAAAATGATAGAGAGATAAGTGTATATCAAAGAAACTCATCTACAAACGAACCAACTCAGTATCTTATTAAAAAATATGTACAAGCAATATCTGCTGAGTTAAAAACACTTACATATGATTTTGGTTCTACACCTGTTGATTTTCAAAAGATACAAATCGCTGATAAAAACGTAATTGATGTTTATGATGTAAGAGATTCAAGTGGAAATAAATGGTATGAAGTTCCTTATCTTGCTCAAGAAATGGTTTATATAGATTATCCAACATCGGAACAAACAGATAAAGATTTAGCACAATTTAAAGATTCGGTATCAAGTGTTTTAAAATTAATAAAAACATCTCGTAGATTTACAACAAATATAAATGCAGATAATACAACTTCTATTATATTTGGAGGAGGAACTGGTACTAATGATGAAACACTTATACCTAACTTCAAGAATGTAGGATTAGGACTTCGTTCATCTGTTGATAGATTGGGTTCATCATTTGACCCATCAAACTTTTTAAAAACAACATCATATGGACAGGCACCAACTGGTGAGTTCACTATATCTTATTTAGTTGGTGGGGGAGTAAAATCAAATACATCAAAAGGTGAACTAACATCTATTAAAAGAATTGAATTTGATGATGATACAAAAACATTTTCACAAAACGATATAGCCCTTTATAACAGAATGAAGGCATCTGTTGGTGTGGATAATGAAGAACCCGCAACTGGTGGTAGAGGTGCTGAAAGTATTGATGAAATAAGAGAAAATTCTCTTGCAATGTTTGGTTCACAAAACAGAGCAGTAACAAGAAAAGATTACCAAGTACGAGCTTTATCATTACCATCAAAATATGGTGGAATTGCAAAAGCATATTGTGCACCTGATGGGGAATTGGATAATAACTCACCATCATCTATTTTAAGTAATCCTGATTCATTAGAAGAATTTGCTGGATTAGTTCAATCTTTAAATAAATCAAATTCAAGTGAACAAGATATTAAAGATGAAGTACGAAGATTTTTAGGAGGTAAGAAAAATAATCCAACGGAAAAAAATAATCCATTTGCTATAAATCTCTATGTACTTGGATATAACTCAGATAAAAATTTATCTACATTAAACAGAGCTGTGAAAGAAAACTTAAAAACTTATTTAGGTGAATATAGGATGTTAACCGATGGTGTTAATATCATTGATGGTTTTGTTATTAATATTGGAGTAGATTTTGAAATCAGAACATATGGAGGATATAATAAAAGAGAAGTTTTAACACGAGTAATTACTGAATTAAAAGAATACTTTGATATTGATAATTGGACTTTTAATATGGCGATCAATATATCTGAAATAGAAATATTAATAGCAGGTATTGAAGGAGTCCAATCAGTTCCAAAGTGTGAAATTGTTAATAAGTGTTTAGGAAATTATTCAACTCATTCTTATAATATTCAAGAAGCAACTAAAGGTAAAATGGTATATCCATCTTTAGACCCATCTGTATTTGAATTGAAGTTTCCAAACAAAGATATAAAAGGGAGGGTTGTATAATGTATTACTTTGTAACAGCATCAAAAGATTCAACAATTTATTTACAACAACCATCTCAGAATACTGGATTGGATGAGATATTAGAAGTATCTAAAGTTTATTATGGAAATCTAAAAGATACCGCAAGAGCTTTAATTAAGTTTGATACAACTCCTCTTTCACAATCAATTGCAAGTGGAGAGGTTACCATGAGTTCGGCACATCTTATTTTAAGAGAAGCTGAATCAAGTGAAATTCCAACTGATTATACAATATATGCATATCCTGTTTCTCAATCTTGGGATATGGGTATTGGTACTCGTTTTGATGAAATTAGTACTAATGGTGTATCTTGGAATAAAAGAACAGATTCGGATTGGTTAATTAATGATTATGCTAGTGGTACTACCGGTTCTTTCAATGGAAAGGGAGGAACATGGTACACAGGTTCATCAGCATCACAGTCATTTTCATATGAAACAAGTGATGTTGAAATGAATGTATTAACTCCTTTAAACACATGGATTAGTGGTTCTATACCAAACGAAGGATTTATAATAAAACATGACTCTTCTAAAGAAACTGATACAAACGATTACGGTCAATTAAAATTCTTTTCAAAAGAAACAAATACTATTTACCAACCTAAATTAAGAATTGGTTGGGATGATTCTTCATTTACAACAGGTTCTTTAACAGAACTTACCGCTGATGATATTCATGTAACCTTTAAAAGATTGAAAGTAAGATACAAACGAGGAAGTAAACCTATAATTAAAGTTTTTGGTAGAGAAAAATATCCATTAAAAACATATACTAACTCATATGGATATACCGATGTAAAATATTTACCATCAACAACCTATTATCAAATAAAAGATGCAGTAACTAATGAAGTTGTTGTACCTTTTAACGATAACTATACAAAGGTAAGTTGTGATTCAAATGGAAACTTTTTTAAATTAAATCTAACTAACTTTGAGTACAACAGAGATTATTATATTGAAATCAAAGTAGATAGAGATGGTGTTGTAGAATATTTTCAAGATAAAGATTTAACATTTACGGTAGAAAAGTAAAATGAGTTTAAGAGATAGATTTAGAATTGATGAACTTAAGATAAAGGGTTCTAAGGCTATTCCGAGAGATAAGTCGGGTCGTATTGTTGTGCGTAAAACAAATGGATTAGAACTACCTCCTAATTTCTCAATGGGAGATAGAGAAAAACAACAATACTTTCACAGAAAAAAATCAGGAAAACCAATTCCAATAAAATGGAGACAAAGGAGAAAAGAAAAACCATTTGGATTAGAACCAATAAAGAAAAAAACTATTTCTCCAAGAACAAAAGAAGATTTAACAGTTCAGCCTTATATTCCAACACAAGAAGAATTAAAAGGATATCCTAATCAAGAAAGTTTTGGAGGAGAAACATCAGGAAGAATTGAAAGACCTGTTTATGATGAACAAGAATTACAAAAGGCAAAAGATTTAAAAGTAGATGAGTTAATTAAACCTCGAAAACAATCTAATGGAAAGTTTGTAAAAATTGAAAGATTAAATGCTTCAGAAGCAAGGCTTAGAAATGAACAAGAAATATCAACTGATTTAAGACAACAACTCAATCAAGCTAATTCACAAATTGGAGTTCTTGAAGGAAATGTTAATTCATTAGGAGGACAGATAGAATCTTTAAATGATGAAATAGTTCAAAAAGATACTGAAATATCTGATTTATTTGCAAGGTATGAAAAGTTATTAGAAGATTATCAATCATCTGTAATTAAAGGAACTAAGGAAGGTATTGAGAGAGTTTCATTAAGTGCACAAGTACAAGGTTTACAGGCTCAAAAAGAAACCCTTCAAGCTCAAATGAATGCTCAAGCTCAACAATTACAAGCTCAACAAGACATTGTAAAATCTTTACAATCACAACAAGAAATACAACAACAAGTACAAGAACAACAAATTGAGGCAAAAGAAAAAGAAGTAGAAGAAGCTAAGAAAGGTAATTTATTAGATGTTGTTGGTGATAGACCACAATATCAAGTGAAGGGTAAAGTTGCATGGGCAGCTGCAGCTTCAAATAAAAATATCAAACCACAATGGCCTGTTTATTGGGATGATAGAAAGAAAGGACCTAAAGGAGTTCTTTCTGGTATGAAATTCGATTTCTTTAACATTGGAGAAGAAGATGTTATACTAAATGTTACAGAACAAGTTCTTAAAAAAGGAAAATGGTTAACCGGAGTTCCATCAAGTATTAGAATACCAAAAAGTCCTGATAAGGGTTCATCACCAGGACAAAAGACAGTAACTTTCGGAAGAGGTAGTACTGGTAAAGGAACATACGAAACTATGATTAGTTTTAGGAACGCCAACACAGGTGAAGAATTAAAAATGAAAACCCATTATTGGCAGGCAAGAAGAAGAAGGAGAACCTAATAGATTATGGCAATTAAAAATTTTAAAGAAATATCAGATAGAAGAGGATATCTTGTATCAAATGAAGATAGACAGATTTTTGAAAAAGAAATCAAAAAATCTAATTTTGGTAAAGGACAATCTGATATGATTGAATTTATATTATATGATTCAAATGATAACCAACTGCCCCAAGGTGATGAAGGAAAGTTAGTTAGGTATATTGATATAAACGATTCTAATATTAATGAATATTTTATTAAAACAAACACTAATGCTAATAATAAAACTTTAAATGATTCTCCTGAATTCTTAATTGATTTACAAAGATTAATCAATGATGCTGGATATTCAAATGGAATTTTTAAAACACAAGTAACTCTATTAAACAGAAGAGTCGGTTCAGAAGAACTTCAAACAGATAAGATGTGGATTCATGAAATCGCACCATCGAGAACTGAAATAAGAGTTGTACCTTTAAAAAACACATCATCAAAAGATTTAATTAAAAGATTTAACTTATTCACAGAGGGTGGAGATTTTAGAGATGATACTATCTATTACGCAAATCAATTTATTGAAAATGTAGATGTGAATAGAATCTTAGATGAGTTTTTAAGACTAAAAGGACGAATAAGAGATGGTAAAAATTATCAAAAACTAATAGAAAAAGAATTTGGAGTTCAAATCCCAAATTTATTTCAAAAAATAAAAGAAGAGTATATTAACTCTATGAAGTATTTTATTTCTAATAGACAATGGGATATTAGAAGAAGTAATTATGGGCAAACTATAAGTAATGGTAAAGATATTGAACTATCTGTAAATACAATTATAAAAACATCTGAGGCTTGTTTTTTAAATGCAATTAATAAGTATTTACCAAAAAGAAATATTCAAGAAACAAACGAACTAAGTTCAGACCAACAAATTACATTAGATAGAGTTAAAAGAATTTTAAAAAGTGCACAAAGTAATTTAACAATAAAATCTACAATACCTGATAAAGTTGGTGGTATTGTTAGAGGATGTACTGATAAAAATGCTGAAAACTTTAATCCATTGGCAAAAGAGAATGATGGTTCATGTAAATATAAGGATGAAGAAATACAGGCTATAGTTGTTAAAGGATGTACAGATAAATCTGCTTTAAACTTTAATAAGTATGCAACAAAAGATGATGGTTCTTGTCAGTATCCTGACCCTGTTATTCCAGACCCAATCGAGCCAGTTGATATTGATACTGATTTTGTAATTGACCCACCACCTCCACCACCTATCCAAGTTGTAACTAAAAAATATTACATTTGGTCTGAAACTGGTGGAATAAAATATACAGATAAAAACAAAAGAGCTTTAAAGGTTGAAGGTGTAGAATATGATAGTTTTAGTATAACTCACATAAAAGGTAAAGTAAGTTTTAAGGGTGATGTTAGAGAAGTTCCTAAAATCAGACCTATACCTCCGAAGGTATATGGATATATGATTGAAAACGTATCACATAAAACTAAAAAAAGAACAATGTTACCTCGTATAAAAAAAATAGAAAAATTCTCAACAATAGAACGAAGGAGAATGGTTAGAGATGATATTATGTTTGATGTGCCTATGGGTGATTTTACATCAGCACCATTCAAAGGAACATCTGCGAGTTTAAAATACAAAGATAAACTTGGAGTACCTTCAACAACTTCTATTATTGGAGTGGGTGAACGAATTCTTGTTTGTGCACAAGAAAATACTATTGCACAAGTACCAGGATTTAAAATTACTAAATTGGGTAATTGTGGTGAGGTAAGCTTACCACCTCCACCACCTCCACCACCAAGAAAACGAGGATGTACTGATAGGAATGCTGAAAACTTTGATAAAGGAGCACAGATTGATGATGGTTCATGTAGATATAAAATTATAGAAATTAAACCGCCACCACCACCTAAACCTATTGATGTTATTGAAGAACCGGAATTACCAGATGTATCTTTGTCAGATATACCAAGGCCACTTGATTTGGATATTAAAAAACCAATACCAAGGCCAACACCAACACCACCACCACCACCAAGACCAAATAGTGGAGGAAGAGGTTCTGGTGGAGGCGGAGGCGGAGGCGGGAATCCGTTTACCGAGGATATAATTGATATT